TAGAGAAGGCGTAGGATACAACGAATTGCACATTCTTAATATCGGTGGTTCTTACAATCAGTCTACAGGACAATGGTACGGCGTCTATATCGCACATAAAGGACAGCGTTTTAACTCAGCTAACGCTACTGCTGCTAACCTAGTTGACGCTTTCGATATTAGGGTAATGGGAACTAATGATGTTGTTCCTGTCTTTGATACTGTGCATACTGTGGCTGACGATGTTTTAGATTGGACTTCTACAGGTGTTAGAATGGATAGAGCGGTTGAAGGTGACTTCACTATCGGCGGTAGAGGGGCGAATCGCAGTTTTCACGGTAAAGTTGCCAGCATGGTTGTCACTACACTTCGTAGAAACTATACAATGCCTACAGATGCTGAAATTAAATTAATGCTTACAGACCCTATAAAATGGGAGGAGGACTATAAAGAAGGTCAATCTGCTAGATACGGATACAATGGTTCTAACTTTACTTACAGTTCGTCCAATTCAAACAGTAAGTATGCAACTCAAATTTGGTTGATGGGAGACGGAACAAGTGATTCTTATTCTAATGGTATCAGAAATCAAGTGTCTCCTTCTGACCAAAACTATACTAAGTTACAGCTTAACAGCATGGTGAGTAATGACATAGAAACGGTTAACATTAACGGACTAACATAATGAAAAGAAAAAAAAGGTTCTCTCCTAAAATTACAAAAGAACAATACAAAGAATTAACCGGGCAAAGTTTAGGAGCTTTGAAAGGTCAAGGTATAAGCGAAGTAGTCAAAATAATAGATGTTAGGGCTATTATAAACGACCGGGAGGCAAATTAAAACATCTAATAAATAGATAGTTATTATAATATACACTTTTAAACACTTAGAAAAATGAAAGAACAAATTAACACAATTTTAAAAGCTGTAGGCCTAAAGGCTGAAGAGCTAAAACTAGCTGAAGCGAAGTTGAAAGACGGAGTCACAGTAGTAGAAGCTACTCCAGACTTTGAAGCAGGCGCTGCGGTTATGGTTAAGACAGAAGATGAGCAATTAATTCCTATGCCGGTATCTGGAGAGGGAGAAGCTTACGAACTAGAAGATGGCCGAGCATTCAACGTAGTAGAGGAGGGCGTTATTAATGAAGTAATGGACGCAAAAGAAGAAGAGAAAGAGGAGGAAGTAAAAGAAGAAGAAGTAGCAGAAGAGCCAGCTGAAGAAGTTGAAGCTTCTGAAGAAGTACGACCAGCTAAATCAATCATTGAGTCAATAGTTAAAGAGACTAAATTCTCAAAAGAAGAGGCTTTAATCGAAGCACTAACTGCTGAAATCACTGAATTGAAATCTCAACTTGAAGCTACTGAAAAAGTTGAAGAGGTAACTGAAGAGGTAACTGAAGAAGTAGAGCTTTCAGAGGTTAAGCCTATCGCTCACAATCCAGAGCCAAAAGCAGAGGTAAAACTTCACACTTTCGGAAAATCTAGACGCAGAGGAGTAAAGGATTCAGTAATGAGTAAAATCGCAAAATTAAACAAATAATAAATTAACAAATAAAACACAAAACAATGGCAACAACAACATCTATTACTACTTCATATTCTGGCGAGGCAGCTAGCGGATATGTAGCGGCAGCACTTTTGAGCGCTAACTCTATCGAGTCAGGAGCTATCACAGTAAAGCCAAACATTAAGTACAAAGAAGTATTGAAAAGAATCTCTACAGACGGTCTATTAGCAGACGGTTCATGTGATTTTGATGCTACTTCTACTATTACAATTGACGAGAAAGTATTGACTCCAGAAGAATTCCAAGTGAACTTACAACTTTGTAAGCAGGATTTCCGTTCTGATTACAATGCTGCTGAAATGGGATTCTCTGCACATGATGAGCTTCCTAAGTCTTTCGCTGATTTCTTAATCGGACATGTAGCGGCTAAAGTAGCGGCTAAGATGGAGACTACTATCTGGTCTGGAGACCAAAGCAACTCAGGAGAATTCGACGGTTTCGAAACTTTGCTTTCTGTAGATGCTGAACTTCCTGCTTCTCAAGAAGTTACTGGAACAACTGTAAACGCTGGAAACGTCGTAACGGAGCTAGGGGCTATCGTAGATGCTATTCCTACACGTTTGTTCTCAGAGGACGGTCTTATGATTTATGTATCACAAAACATTTACAGAGCTTATTTGCGTTCTTTGGGTGGATTCGGTGCGCAAGGTGTAGGTGCTGCTGGTGTTAACGGACAAGGTAACAACCAAGACTTAGGGTCTCTTATGTTTGATGGGATTTCTTTGATGGTTTGTAACGGTATGAGCAATGATACTGCAATCGTTACAACTAAAGATAACCTTTTCTTTGGATGTGGTATCTTGAACGATGCTAACGAAGTTAAAGTTCTTGACATGAGCGACATTGACGGAAGTCAGAACTGTCGCGTAGTGCTAAGATTAACAGCTGCTGTACAGTACGCTTTCGCTGGTGATATTGTTACTTACGGAATCACTAACTCAGCTAACTAAAATTATTAACCAATACTGTAAAGGGGTGGGTAAATCACCCGCCCTTTTTTGTATTCTAAAACACTTAAAAAAATGGCATGTGATACACTAACATCTGGAAGAGTAGAATCCTGTAAGGACTCTGTTGGAGGCTTAAACAATGTTTATTTCATTACTTATGGAGACGCTCCAGTATCTGGAATCGTTTATAATTCAACAAATGAGGACGTAATCGATACAATCGGTTCATCTGTACAGGCTTACAAATATGAATTGAAAGGTACATCATCTTTTGAGCAAAACATCGTATCTTCAAGAGATAACGGAACTACTTATTTCGAGCAAGTTCTTAACCTTTCATTAAAAAAGCAAGACTTGGCAACACATAAAGAGGTCAAATTATTGGCTTATGGACGTCCTCATATCGTAGTAGAAGACAATAATGGAAATTTCTTCTATTGTGGACTCGAGCATGGCGCTGACGTTTCTGGAGGTACTATCTCTACAGGGGCTGCATTCGCTGACGCTTCTGGTTACAATCTTACATTTACAGCTATGGAGAAATTACCGGCTAATTTCTTACTAGCTACTGATGAAGCTGGATTAATTACGGCAGGATTAGTAATTAACTAACACCGGATTGACCAATACCTCGAGAGGCTCTGCATTCATTGTAGGGCCTCTTTTGGTTTATAAAACAATATCCAATTTATACGGTCTTTATAGTATGATAATACTAAAAGAATCAGCACTAGAACAGACATTTAAGATAGTTCCAAGAGCGATGCAATGCGACAGGATAGAGGTTATAAATTCAGCAGAAGGAATAACCGAATCTTTAGATGTGAACCCAGTAATAGACCGGTACTTTTTAGAGATATCGACTATTTTAGATATCAAAGAAAATAACTTTTATACCTTGAATGCTTACAACGGTGAAAATATAGTGTTCAAAGGTCGTATTTTTTGCACTAATCAGCAGGTTAAAGAATACACAGTAAATAAAAACACATACATCGAACAAACAAGCACAAACGAATTTGTAATATTAGACTAATGAGCGATAAAAATAACATACATATCTTAGAACTTTCGACTTATTCACAGCCTACAGTAGTAGAGGATGGTAAAAATGATTGGATAGAGTACGGTGAGGATAATCTACACTATGACTTTTTAATTGACAGGTATAAAAATAGCGTAACTTCTAACTCTATTATCAATAACGTATCTAGATTGATATACGGAAAAGGGTTAAGTGCTTTAGACGCTTCTAAGAAGCCGAGCGAATTCGCGCAAATGAAGGCATTGTTTAAGCCTAAAACATTGAGAGCTTTAGGATTCAATGAGTATATGCTAGGCTGTGGAGTGATACAATGTATTTTTAACGAAAAGCACACCAAGGTCGTAAGAGTTGAAGCTGTGAAAACTAAGCACGTTCGCCCAGCTAAATGTAATGAGGACGGAGAAATTGAAGCCTATTATTATTCTGATAATTGGGAAGAGCCTAAGAAGTTTCCGCCTAAAAGAATTCCAGCTTTTGGAACTTCAAAAGAAAGAATAGAGTTCCTAGTATACGGTAAAGATTCTATTGACCTAAAATACTTCTCAGAGGTGGATTATCAAGCTGCTATACCTTACGCAGTTCTAGAGGAGGAGATATCTAAGTTTTTGATTAATGACACGTTAAACTCGTTTTCGGGGACTAAGATAATCAACTTTAATTCGGGAAATCCAACGGAGGAACAGAAGAGACTGATAGCCAACAAAGTAAAAGGACAGTTGACAGGTTCACAAGGTGATAAGGTTATCGTGGCTTTTAATGACTCAGCAGAAGAGAAGACAACTATAGACGACATCTCTCTAGATAATGCAGCCTCACACTATGAGTATCTGTCTAAAGAGGCACAGGCTAAGATACTAAACAACCATAATGTCGTAAGTCCTATGATTGTAGGAATAACTACAGAGGCTAGTGGATTCAGTTCTAACGGTGATGAGATAGAAGTAGCTACAAAGTTCTTCTACAATCAAACAGTTAAGCCACATCAGGAACTTCTGATAGATGCAATTGATGAGATACTAGCATTTAATGGAATATCCTTAAAACTATACTTTGAAGACCTTAATTACTTACACACTAGAGAGGAAGTTCAAGACGAGGTTCAAGAGGCTGAAACTAAGCTATCTGCTATCTTAGAATCTTTTGGAGAAGACGAGACCGATGAGTGGGAGATTGTAGATTCTAGACCTGTAGATTACGATACTGAGGATTCACTTAATATGGAATTCAACAATTTCGGTAAATCAGTAACTGAAAAGTTAAAGGATGCAGTTGTAAACTTTGCAACTACCGGAACAGCTAGGCCTAACACTCAGAGCGCAATGGACAAAGAAATAGATGGAGTATTTTATAAAGTTCGGTATAAATACACAGGTTCGACATCAGGACAAAGAGAATTCTGTAATAAAATGATGTCACTCGGGAAGATATACAGACGCGAGGATATCGCAGCAATGAGCAAGCAACCTGTTAATCCGGGCTTTGGCCCTGAAGGTTCTAGAGATAAGTACGATATCTTCAAATATAAGGGCGGCCCACGATGCAGCCATTATTGGACTCGGATTACGTTCCGAAGCACATCAAGAACTGTTGACGCAAACAGTCCACTAGCTCCTAGGACAACAACAGGGCAAGCTAAAAAAGAAGGATATAACCCTAAGCAGGATTGGGAGGGGAATATAATGCCTAGAAATATGGCTCACAAAGGATACCATCCAAACAATCCAAACAAACCATCAGACGCACAATAAAAACTAAAAACAATGGCACAGGCTTTATTTATAAGTATATCAGATATTAAAAAACACACCTCGGTTAACGGTTCAGTCGACCCTGACAAAATAGTGAACTTCGTTAAAATTGCACAGGACATAGAAATACAGGCTCTACTAGGTACAGACCTCTATAATAAAATCAATGATGATATTATAGCAGGAACTTTAACAGGTCAATATTTAAGCCTTGTAAAGGATTATCTGAAGCCTATTCTTATACACTACGCTATGGTTCATTATTTGCCATTTGGAAGTGTTACAATAGCAAATAAAGGGATATATAAGCATAACGCAGAGAACTCACAGACAGCTGCAAAATCTGACATTGATTACTTAGTAAATAAAGAGCTTTCTATAGCTCAGCATTATGCACAGAGATATCAGGACTACATGTGTAATAATTCTACTCTGTTTCCAGAATACAATTCTAACAGCAATGGAGACATGCACCCAGAGAAAAACATAAATTTTACAAATTGGTTCTTATAATGGCAAGGTATAGAGTGAAAACTGAGAATATAATAAAACTGAGAAAAGCAATAAATAAAATTAAGAAAAATGGCAAATAGCAGAATAAGTAATTTACCACTAGCGACAGCAATAGCAGGGACTGAACCGATTGCAATAGTTCAGAATAGCGAAACCAGACAGCTAGCATTAAGCGCATTGGAATCTTTTATTATACCTGAGCCTTCATTTATATGTGAGCTAGTAGATGCTCAAGAGCTTACTTTTTACGCTCCTTACGATATGAAAATTACATCAGTTGAAGATATATTAAACAGTCCAACTACCACATTAGAGGTGGCATCCTCAGCTTATACGCTAGGCGGAAACATTACAGCAGGACAAGATATTAAGGTCACTGTATCAACTGCTTCTGTTGTTAAATTAAACGCTACAAAATCTTAATAATGGCTAATTTAGAATATTATTTAAAAGCTCAAGCAGCAGGAGGAGGCTCAAGTTCTTCAGGCGCTAAAGTGTTAAGGACAGGATTATTAACTTCACAGAGAACCGGAGACGACGGCGATATACAAGCCGGTAGAGATGTAAATTTCGATGAAATGACCACAGCTAACCCATTCGGTAGTGTGGACAGATGGTCAGGGACAACAGGTAGTTATCTAAGTTTCCCGGGTAACACTATTATAGATTGGTCAACTTTTGACGGTACAACGGTTCTCGGTTATGGCGGCTACTCAAATGGTGGTGCAAGTGGCTCTAATTGGAATGATGCTATAGATGACGCTCTAGCGTACTCAGATGGAACTTATA